TCATAAATTAATTCTTTTGCTTCTTCCAATCTATTTGTTGCAATTAAATCTATCAGTCTCATTTTACGTGCTTGAATGCGAAGTCTGATGCTTTTGCAAAATGTTCTGGACTCTTATGAACCATATCTGCAAACTTTTTCTTGTTTTCATCATTCAATGCATTATGAACTTGTGTTATTGCTGATGCAGTATAACCATCAACTTTTCTTGTTTTACCATTACCGAATTTAACTGATTGTGCTTGTTTGTTTGCAACAATCTTGTGTAATTGATCCATGACTGCCTCATCAATTTGTGTTTCTTCGGCTTGTATTGATGAATCAATATTCTTATCTTTTGAAAATGGTATTGTAAAATGTTTCTTTAACTTGTCACTGTAGTAAAGAGCAATATAGGTATCATCAGGAAATTGCCTAATATACTTTCTCTTTAGAAGTAAAGTAAATGGTGGTTCGCCTTTAACTGGCTCACTGACCTCATCAATCTGTTCAGTATCTTCACCAATTTTGATACGATGTGCTTTTACTTTTCTACCAGATGGAGAAATTTTATAATCAGCAGTATCTTTAACACCTTCTTCTATCTCTTCACGAACTGCACGGCGTGTTTGTTGGAAAATTTGCTTGTTGTTTGAAAGCAAATCTACCATTTTATTAAATAAGTTTTGAAGAATCATTCTATCTGCATTGTTGAATACAGGACGTTCTTCTTGCATCTTATCAAGAATTTTATGTATTCTTTGTAACTGGCCTTTATTTGCTAGACCAGCACGAACAAGCATATCAAACTTTGAATAGTCTGTTTTTTCTTCTTCTACGAGATTCTTAAAACTATTTAATGTTTTCATTCTTCTGTCGTTTCTGTTTCTGTTGTTTCTGGTTGACCACCAAACAATGAACCTGCAATCTCTTGTTTTCTTGTATCTAATGCATCAAATGCTTTTGCTGATAATGCTGCATCAATATGTTGCTGTGCTGCAAGATTATCTCCAACTGCAACTGCATCTAAAAAATTTCTAATATCGTCCATAATAATCTCCTTATTTCATATTTATAACTTTAGAAAACTTTTCTACCTGAGCATCTAATTCTGGTGTTAGTGATTCGGTAGTTCCATTTTCCATTGTGTTATCTTCTGGTGCTGTTTCTTGTTGCTGATCTTGCTGTTGATCTTGTCCTTGATCCATTGGATTAAGATTATTTGGATCAACAGGTGCTGGTTCTGAATCAATCTGCTTTTGCATTTCTTCTATTTCTTCATCAGTAAAATGAAGAATATTTCTCTTTACCCATTCTTGTGACAAATATTTACCAACATATGGTTCAACGAGATTTAAAATAGAAACTCTTTGCTGTAGTAATTCTGATTCACGAAGTTCGGTAAAGTTATTATCTTTCTTATAATCATAATAGATATCTTCACGAAACTTTTCCCATTCTTCTTTGGTACATATACCCTTTAGCACCAATTGTGTTCTTAGTGCATGATCAAAAATTTGTGAAAACTTATTACGCAGTTTGTTGATGAATTTGTTGAAACGCAATTCATCACGGGTAATCTCTGTTGTTCTACCCAAACCAACAAGACCACCACCCTGTGCTTGTTCTAATCTTGAATATGGAACGCTTAATGCTTGAAGCAATTTCTTTTGAAAGTATTGAACATCTTCCATCTGACCAAGATTTTGACCAGCAGGTAAAGTTGTAATTTCAGTTCCTTTACCACCCTCACGGCGTGGTAACCAGAAATCTTCCAACATAGACATATGCTTACGATCATCACGTAATTCACCTGTTGTTGAATCGTAAACAATCTTGTTACGGTATTTTACCATAACATCACGTAGATATTGTTCTGCTTTACCTTTTGGTAAGTTACCTACGTCAATATAGAATACACGGCGTTCTGGCGCACGTGATAATCTATAAATGACAATAGCATCTTCAACCATTCTTAACTGATTAAGTGGTTTGATTGCCTTGTGGAGATATGAAATTACAAATGTATTCTTAGCATCCATCAATCCTGAATTGACATTAATGATGGAATCTGCTGAGATTTTTAAACCTGGTGATACGCTTGCGGTATAACTTTGAGTTGTTGTGCCTCTATCATTATACATGTAGTATTCAGCAATAGATTGAATAATCTCTGCGTTTGTTTTTGAATCACGTGTTTTTTTAATCTCACGAATCTTACGAATCTTTCTAGGATCAATATATCTTAATTCTTGAATACCTTCTTTAGGCTTAGATTCATCAACAAGAACCTGAAAATAAATTCTACCGTCAATATACCAACGCTTGTATAAATCATCTGCCATATTACTAAAATTTAACATCTTAGTAATAGTTTTAAATTCTTCTATTATTTTTTTCTTGATTGTCTCTGGTTGTTTTAGATTATCAAGAACAATATCTACAACACTACCATCATCATCATGTGTAATGGATTCATTTACAATCTCATTGATTGCCATTTCACACTCTGGATGATTTGCCATTTCACGATAACGTGTAATGAGTTCTAGTTCGTTACGAACAGAACCTTCTAAATCTACATAAGTACCAAAATGTGCATTTTGGGTAATAGTAACTGCACCGTCATCAAGTGTTTGATTGGGTGTAGTGAAAGACGGTTGCTCAGGATTTTGCACCTGAGCAACGTCTTTTTGTCCTAAAGTAAAACCAAATAATTTTATTGCCAAGATTTTTTCCTTTTACATTATAAAAGATAGAGGGAGAATTACTCCCTCATATCTTAAACCACTAAATCGTCTGCTGATTCCCACCACTGATATGAAAGTGTTACTGTAAAATCTTCAATGGTGTCGTTTGCACCCCAATCAAGATCAATTGGAGTTAAATCAGTTGGAAACAATCCAACAAATTTATACTTCTTCAAAATGTTACCACCTTTACCATACTGACGCACTTCACCATCAACAGTATAACCGAGAGGTGTTTGTGCAGCAGGTGTGCGAATGTTAAGGTTATGACTATTTAGACCGTTCATCCAACGCTCAAATGCATTACGGATGATAAAATCTTCGTCATTAATTACTGTTATGCTCCAATCAGCAAAACTTCTATTACCGGCAAATTTTAGTTCACGCCCAAAGTATTGAACAGGAACTGAATTGACAGTTGAACCTGGCAATTGAGCAGTCTTGCACATGAAACTCATTTTTGTTTGTGCTGTTCCTGGCAATGCAAAGGCAGGAAACGGTAGCGTAACCTCAAATAAATTTGGGCGGGCACCGTCTCCAACCATCTGAGAGCGGAATTCGTTTACATTAAAAGCCATTTTTTGTTTTCTCCTATCTCTCTATATTTATTATACTGAACCAACGATTTCTTCAAATGCAACACCGGTTCTAACTGCAACGAAGTTGAGTTGAATGAAGTTGATTGAACGTGCTGGTTTGATGTAGATATCACCAACAAACTGGTTCTGATCAATTACTTCTGGTGTGTTATTTGTTGTGTCGCAAATAACGCGGTAATCGTAAATACCACGGCGACCTTTAACGTCACGAAGATATGGTTCAACAAGATTTACAAATGCTGCACGGGTAAATTCATCATTAAATTCAAACAATGAACTACGTGCTGCACGTGAGATTGCTTTTTCAAGAACTATAAACAGTCTGCGAACATTGATTCTATCAAATGCAGATGGACGATTTAGTAAAGTCTTATCGCCATAAAGAATTGTACCTTCACCTGGGAAAGTAACAACAGGATTTACACCTGCTTTGTATAGCGAATCACGTTCTGCTTTTGTTGGATTCCATGCAAGTTTGACAACATTCTTAACAACACCACGTGTAACACCTGCTGGTGAGAACCATGGATCACGTGTTAAGTCTGTTCTAGCACAAAGACCTGCCATATCGCCATTTAGTGGTACCCAACGATATGTGTCATTGTATTTGTCAAACTGATATTTCCAACCTGAATCCATAAATGCATATGATGATTTAGTATAATTTCCTACTGTTGTAAGAATATCTGTTGATTCTGAACCAGAGTTATCAACAACATCATCATATTCAGGTGAAACAAATACTACGCAATCTTTTCTTGATTCTGCAAT